CGCCAAGTTGACGTTCAACCTCACCCCTGCCTGCGGCGGCGGCTCCGCCTCCTGCGTTTGCGTCTCCTGCTTGGAACTGAGGACCATAGGACTGACGGGATAGGGAGGGACCATCGCCTGCCATCTCGAGGGTTGGTCCGGATTCATTTTTCTTGAATGCTGGACCATCGCCAACTCCCTCAAAGGTAGTGTTAGCAACCTTCTTGCCTAAGGCCTCTCGATTTGCAAAACCTGTTGGATCTACAGCCTGAAGCTGATTTCTAGCTTCCGTTGCAAACTGAGTCCCGTACTGCTTTTGAAGATCGAGTTGGGATTGAGCATTTACTTTCTCCTCTGCCCTTTGGAAATCCGCCTGAGCCTTGGCAACATCCACATCCGATTTTCCCGCAAAATCAATTACTGCCTCTGCTTTGGGAATCTCAATAGGAGAACCGTATCTCGCCCCACTGTCGTTGAATGATTGGTAGTATTTAACATTTCCTTTAGCGTCCGTACTTGTTGTTACTCCGTACCCCAAAGCAGTTCCGCCAAGTTTAGCGGCCTGCTCAATAGATTTTCTTGCGCCCAGTGAGTTTACGTCAGAAAGGACTCCGGCTCGATTTGCCGCCGCATAGTCAGGTGGAGGAGGCGGAGGTGGTGGTGAAGGCGGCGATCCACCATAGAATACCATGCTCGACCAAAACATTCCCGTGTAGGAATGCGCCCATTTAGGATTAGCTAGCTGTCTCTCTAAAAACATTGTTTTCCTCCATGTAATGCCACATCAGACAGTGGCAAGTGTTAGTTCCCGCTTACAAAAGGAGTTCATTCGATCAAACATTTCGATTCCGAACTTCCTAATTTTTCCGTCCTTTAACTCCCTGCGATAAGCCACAAAAGGCCTACGACCATACCTTGACCAAAGAAGATTAAACAAAGATGAGATTGCAACTCCTTGATCCGCAACTACTAATTCCACCCAAGTTACGCTTCCTTCAGGATCATGCTTATATGGCTCAAGTCCATCTTCCGCTTGATTCAGAAATCTAACGCAAGCAACCCCCTTAATCTCTTCTCCATCCATTGCAATCCCGCAGAGCTCCCTATCCATGTACCATTGAAAAACATTTGTGGTTTGAGTCACGTTCTCCCATCCCTTGATGCGTGTGCTTACCCAATCAGCCGTTGTTGAGGCAGTGATTGTCATAGCTCCTCGCTCGCAAAGGCATTTAAGAACGAACTGACGGTAACAGATTGAAGATTCAGCTTTCCGGAACTGCTCTCAATCAAAACCTGAATACCCTTAACTGGCTGATTCCCAAGTAGGCTTCTTGCCCTTCTTTTCGATTTCTGATTCCTCAATACAGAGCTTGCGCTTAGAACGAATGGAAGGACAAGGGACCCCAAGCCACCAGAATAAGCGGAGCTATTTATGTTTGAAAAAGCCGCAATCTTGCTTCCGTTTTCATCAATCAAAGAAATAGAACAATAAGCGATGCTAGAATAAAATTGGACCTCAACATTGTTAAGGCTTTTGTAGCTCATCATATCTCCAAAGGTGAACTCTCTTGTTGTCAGGCTTGTTGCTATTGGCGATCCGGAATCGGCATAGTCAGCGGCTACCTCGTTATCGTCCTTAATCCATTCCCTCCATTGAAGAACTGATCCTGTTGGAGTAGCTAGGACTAGGCAGTTGGAGGGAGTATTCGTGTAACGAGCAAACTCGGAGGCTTGAAAGTTTGTCCATTTACCACTCCATGACTTATGGACTGTGTTATATACAATGGAGCAGTTATTCACTGCTGAAGAACTAATTGGAACAGAAAGGATATACCTATTTTTGTAATAAACCGCTGAAGCCCTAAAGATATAGGTCGTGTTGATTTCTTGAATTGTAGAATTGATAATCTTGCTAACTGGTTCGCTGATCTCCTGATCGGCCCCCTGCAAGATTCTCTGCATACTTCTGACACCATCTTGAGCCAACCAGTAAAGATTCGCACCCACTTGAGCAACCGTTCTATTGGCTACGCATCCCACCTCAGTACTTACAATTTCAATAGGCCAACTAGCTATTGAAGCGGCAGTTGGATCAGTAGTGATAACGTGGGTAGAGTTTTGCTTGAAAACTACAAGCCGAAAACCTGTCCAAGAGGAAATTGCCGTGATGGGTTCCCCGTCTCCACCAACCCGAAAAGAATCTACGCTAGACCATGCGGCAGTGCCTTCAACTGAAAGAAGGTCCGACACATAGATCGTGTCAGGCTCCGCAGTCCTAATGGCAAACATTCTATTGGTATGAGAGCAAAGGAACTTGACCCCGACAGGAGCATTTGCCGCCGCAGGGATTGAGGCAACAGTTGTTCCGTTAAAACTTTTGATTGCACTTACTCCATCACAAAAATATAGCTTGTCCGAAAGTTGGGCAAAGTTGACCACATTATCGGAGGAGTTTGTAAGGTAGGAGGACGAGTCTTGCGTCCAAGATCCGCTACCAACCACGCTATCATACCAGAATATTTTCCTGTTTTTGGCTATGACAATTTGATTGTAATATCCGGTGTCGAAGTAATACATTCCTTGGATATTGGCTGTTCCCTCTGGAACGGCTGAAGAGGATACTGACAATGTTCCTCTCCTCGTCACTGCATTACCAACCCTATCTATATCTACATTGATGAACTCCGAACCTTGCGTTTCGCTTAGGAGTTTTGTAGAGGATATATTATTTACCCCACCTACAAATGATGAGGTTATGTCAAAGAGGATTGGGTCATCCAACCCCGAGTTCGATACAATAGGCATTTACTTTCAGCTATCCCAAGAATGAGGATTTTAATCCGGAGTAAACTGGATAATCCCAATCGGATCTTGACCACTCCCCTGAGTCCACCGCAGTTACAGTTAAATTGTAGGCCGACTGACCTCTTTCAATGTTCGTGGCAACCTTAATCTGAGCCACTCCGTCCCCGTACATCATCTGAGCCTTTGAATACTGCCTATCCCTAGTCAACATATCGCCTTCAGCAAAGGCTAATAGAGCATTGTCAATTCCCGATAGGGATGCGCTATCAGTATCGTTAGTTAGGTTGCGTGTTTGAAATTGAGATGATCCGTCAATAATGCGGAGTTTTATCTTCCCCAATACTGTTAATGTCTTTGTTGTTGAGGGAGTTTGAACAAGCCTAATCTGACATACCCCTGCCGCAGTTTTGGGGAGCGTTACAAAGCCAAGGGGGGTTCCGGTGTTGTCAAAGAGAGTGGGATCAATAGCATATACCGCTTCATGTTGAACTGGACCCAACATGGTATCAGACCAACGGACTGCAACTATCTGGTCAATCGCAGTGTTTGAGATAGTTACATCCTGCGTTCCGGACGGAACAGATTGAGTGGAGGTTCCAAGAGTGTCCCGCCAAAGCTGACTTGACCATATAAGCTCATATCGCCTTGCGAGAAATACTTTGCATTGAGAAACGGAGTCGGAATCAGTCTTGCCGATCTTCCCAGTAACAAAGGAAGCCATGTCAGTTAGGGTCATTTATCCCTCTGTAGGTTCGTCAGCAGGAAGCGGCTCGTTGCCTTCGGACAGCCATTTTAGGTAGGCTTGGTAGTCGGTGTTGGCTGGGTCGAATGGGATATATGCCGAGTCATAGGATCTTATTACATTTAGACCATGCACACTATTAAATAGCTTATAGTTCATAACTCCGATGCTCCTGTAACTGTGGCTGAACCAATAATACTATTCCCAACAGATTGATACGCAGAATATACACTAAGTGGCGCAAACGCTACTCCACTTCCACCAGACTGAGATGTTGCTGTAATTGTTGGAGTAGCCCTTTTCTCAACTTTCCAGTATGCAGTATTGATTAAAGCAGTCCAACTTGATGTGGACATTAGCGCATTTGTTACCTCATAATACCTCTGGCACAACGCCAACTCCGTCCCAATCGGCCTGCGCTCAAACTCGGTTGCGGTTGAGCCTGCTTCGAGTTGGACATTATCAATCGTCCAAGTTCCACTGGCTTGCGCTCCAACTGTAAAGACAATTTCAATTCCAGTGGTAGCGGCTGATGGAACTGAGATTTGTGTGCTATAAGTTGTTAGCGTGGATGTAACAGTAAATGTTCCAGTTGCAATCTGTGTGCGGGTTGGGCTTGCTAGTGTTCCGAAAGCATCTGCTGTATTTGCGTAAAATGCAGTCCATGTAACCGAAGTAAGCAAGCTATTTGCAAGTTGGACAGATAGAGTAGAAGTTGATCCAGCTAAATCCCGAGTATTAGTAGCCTCAAGTCTAGTCCCAAAGCCAATCGCAGTAACCGAAGCGGCTCCTGTAAACCGATAAGCAAATTCGTTTGGTGTTGTGCCAGCAACCCTTACTCCAGTTGCATTTGCGCCAGTGCAGTATCCATAGAAACGATCTACCGAATAGGCTAAGGCGGCGGCAGATGTAAATGTCTGACTCGCCCCAGCATTCCTCTGGTCAATCCGCATATCACCATTGATAATGCGATTTCTAAATCCAACAGCAGGACGAGTGGTCTGCGTTGAGCCATCGTTGAAGGTGATTCCGTTAGTTCCGTGGATTGTGGTTGCCATAATTATCCTTCGTACAAAACATTGATTGAGCTTGAGGTTCCGTCTAAGGAACTACCAAGAGTACCCAAGAGTCTTATCATTCCAAGATCCCCAGATAGTGTCACGATTCCGTTATTTATTGTTCCAAAGTTAGTACCTGTATTACACGAAAGAACGCCCGACCCAACCCAAGTATTGCCATTATGTTTTGTAAAAACGTATGTTCCAAAGAAAACATATGTAGCAGAACCCAAAAGCCATATAAAACCAGACGTTGAGGCGGCTGCACCTGATGACACACTACCCACAAGATATTGACTTACAGAATTGTAACCAGTCGTAGTTGGGGTAGTCCCAACCCCGAGTTGTATCAAACCATTATCAGCACCCGCAAAAGATATGTTATATATAGAAAGAGTGATCCGCTTTGCCCAACTTGGTATTCCAGTAATATCAGCAAATGTACCGCTCGTAGTGGCTACAGCAGTTCCAAGCGTCATGGGTTGCGATAGCTTGGCTGGTGTAACAATTCCATTTGCAAGCGTAGTAGTAACATTCCCACTAGCATCCACTGTCAGAACATCAGCCGTAGTCGCACCGCTATTGCCCCTCGCTAGCTTAATCGTGCCATCGGGTGAGGATGGGACGGAGAGGGTGAAGTTTTGGGTGGCAGTTGCTGACTGACCGATTTGAACTGAGTTGGCTTTTAGGAGGCTCATGGTTATTCCTTGTTTATCGAAAGAAGGCTAGGTTAATATATGGGCAATCTATAACCCCAACACCTGCCGCTGACACTATTCCACGCAAACTTCCTGCCAATGGAGTTCCTATGGTGGTTGCCACATTAGTCTGTGGTACCCAACTAATACCCCCATATGATCCATTGGTTGACGCGCTACCAACGCAACAATAATTTGCATCAGCCATAGCAACTGTAAAATTGATGGTATAATCTCCAACGCCATTTCTTAAAACGCTGGACACATTTCCTGAGGCACGAATAAATCTATTTGTTAATGCCGTATCAGTTCCTCCTGACGCATTCCTTGTTGCGTCAAAATTTACCCACGCCCTTGCCCCAAAGATCGGGGCTGATCCAGACTGCGCTCCATCTAGTTTAGATGAAGTAATGTTTGCATCTAAAATTTTTGCAGTCGTGATTGCGCTATCCGCAATATCCGCAGTGGTAATAGATAGGTCAGGCAATCCCCCTGCGGAGATTCCTGTGATTGTTCCTGTTCCTGTAATTGAGATAGGCATATTAAACTACTGTCCAGACCCCGCCATCGGGGATTGTGACTGTCACTCCTGAATTTACTGTTATAGGCCCAGCAGAAAGAGCGTTCTTACTTGCCGTTATTGTATAGTTGGTTGTCATTGTTTGATCGTTCTCCCAAAAAATTTTATTTGTGCCACCACCAACTGCTCCTGCGGCGGCACTTGCGGTTGTATATGAAGTTACTTGCCCCTTTGCGTTAATAGTAAGAATTGGAATTAGGGAGGCAGATCCAACGCTTCCGGCGGGACTCGGAGAAAGATCAGCCATTTTTGCACTGGTAACAGATAGATCGACAGGAACTACGCTAGTAGTTGTTGCGCTTGTTATTCTTCCTTTTGCGTCAACCGCAATTTGCGGAATTGAGGATGCGTCTCCATAAGTTCCAGCGGAAACGCCAGTAGCGGCCAGAGTTGATGCGCCGGAGACATTAGCAGTTCCATTAAAAGAAGCTGAAGTATATGATACATCCCCCGTCATTCCCACTGTCCTGCCTGCGGCAAGAGCGGTTGCAGTTCCGGCGTTGCCTGTGCATGAACCAGACGATCCGCTTACATTTCCAGTTACATTCCCCGTGACGTTCCCCGTAATGTTTCCAGTTACATTCCCCGTGACGTTCCCCGTAATGTTTCCAGTTACGTTTCCGGTAATAGCTCCGGCTACTCCTCCGGTTGCAGTAATGAGTCCGGTGACTCCAAGTGTCCCTCCAATAGTAGCATTTCCCGTAATCGGAAAATCAGATGCAGTTCCTGCCTTGATTAAATTGGATGCGGATATTTTCTTGAGGGCAGTAGCTGATGCGTCATAGATAAGGAGAAGATCGTTAGCCTGATCTATTGTTGTCTTTACCGTTCTATTGGTAATTGCTTCCGGCTGAACTGAGGCATTAGCCTGAATATTGTTCAGCTTAGTTGCTGTTACCGTATCGCCATCCGAAAAACTCTGTGTTGTTGTAATTTCTGCCATAATGTTTGCTCCTAGTGACCTGTAAGGCGGGATTTAATCCAGTCAAAGATAAATGAAAAAAGAATGCTCATCACAGTTGCCGCTCCCAAAATCTTTGCCCATATGTTTTCTATCGCGCTAACCCTCATAGAGATACGCTCAACCCACTCCCCAAGGTTGCAAGCCTGCTTCTCCACTATATCGCAGATATGTTTCTGACGTTCCTGCATAGAACGCTGAACTTCCTCTAATCGAGCAAGCCGTTCTTTCATCTCCATAATCGCGTCCATAATATCTATCCCCATAACGCTAGTCATCCTTCCTGCCATTTCCCTCGAGATAGGATACTGCTACTGCGATATGGATAATGGCTCCGGTTAAAGTCTCGGGATTGCCGAGATCCTTTCTAACCTTTGCATAAGAAATTAAATGTTTTGTACGAGCATCATAATCCAACTCTCCGGCATTCAAGTTGTGTGCTCTCGATAGCTTAATAGCCCTCTCTAGTATCTGAGAGTTAATCCTCCCTAGGAATAGCTTTGCCCAAAGCCAGAAGAAGAATCTTTGGAATATAGTCATTTCTTCCACCAATCAGCCGAGTCCTTTGCCATACACTTAATCGCCTTTTGCGCTTCTAATACACTTGTCGTTAGATATACAGAAGGCTTGCCGTTGATATACCCAAGAGAGATGAAGCCTTCGTCTAGGAGGTATTGGAGGGCTTGGATGATCTGATCTTCCGTGTTCAATAGCTTTTACTCGTAGCGGATTGCGTCAATTTCCTCGTTGGTCGAGCAGTTTAGAGCAGTCGCTTTGCAGGCTAGATATTTATCTCGGCATTCCTTAACCCATCCAAGTATCTGCGCTTTCTTTTCTTCGTCATAAATCCCGTTGGCACAGTTACGTTCATCGGTCTCCGTAACCTTGGTGCGGATCAGTTTTGTGGTTAGCTCTGCCCACACCTCTTTACGCTCCTCGATTGCCTCAGACAGTGTTCTTGTGTCCTCGACTCTTACGAGTTGGCCGTCTTGATAGTATTCTTGGCGTGGCATATTATTTTAGGAATACGCCAACATAGGCACTATCGGTTCTATCATTTCCTTGGTTTGAAAAATCAATCGTAGCAGAACTATAATCGCTTGATAATGCCGTATTTTCGCTACTGAATATCAGCGGTATTCCAGCTTGCGAATATTGAGTTGTTGGGCTTGTTCCATCCCAACCAGATCCGATATTTCCAATAAAAGAACCGTGCCTTCCAGTTCCATCGTATCCCCTTACAGAACAACTATTATTTGAAACGGTAGCCCTTATATTCATTCCAAAGAAACTGATTCCCTTTGGGAGAACCCAAGTCGGAGAAAATGTTATTGTTTTAACCCCTGTTGTTGTTGGGTCAATTCCAGTTGTTAGTGTGTTTGCTATTTGAGTGCTTGGAGCAAGTTGATTTGATTTGCAATTATAAATTGCAAATTGTATTAGTGGAGTTCCAGTTGATGTAGCACCGCTTGTTACAATAAATTGAAGTGTTGTTATTGTTCTTGGAACATTTGTATATATTGGAGTAAGTGAAATCCAAGAACTAATCATTGTTAAACTATTTGAATTAGACCCATACGATCCAAATGGCCCAACACATCTAGATGATGGTACAGCTAAATCTCCGAATATTTTATCTTTAGCTTGGGCAAGAGGCATCGCCTACTCCTAGCTAACTTGCGTCACCCTAGCCGTTCCAGCCGTGGCGAATACCGCAGTATGGGCAAGAGAAAGCTGACCCGCTGGACATTCCCAATAATCTCCTGCAGATAGGCGAACTTGATATGAAGTTGTTGTGCAGGTTCCACCCGCAGAAATATACAGAATACCAGAACCCTCGTTAAAGACCGTCAACACTTCCCTATTTGAAACTGCGGATACAAGTGACGAGGATGCGGTTGTGCTTGTGAAATTCGTATTAGAAACTGTTGTTCCTTGTAGCGGATATGTATTCACCGTTCCAGTGATGCTGACGGAAGAACTTCCAAATGAAGTAATCTGTCCACCTGATCCGTCCACAATCTGCACCGACAAAGCACGTTGAGATCCTCTAGCAGAAGATGTGATAGCGTTTCCGGTTCCATCTCGAACATCCGACAAGACACCGTTAGCCATGTCTGCTTTGATAAGAGCAATGTCGGCCTGCGTTGTCGCAAGAAGCGATTCAAGTCCGTCTGTATTAACATTGATGCTATCCGCATCAATCTTTACGTCATTAAGACGGCTATATAGCTCTTTGATGCTAGGCATTTTTTAAGCCTTGTATGCAACTACTTTTCCACTCGTCAACGTGAACGCAGTGAACTTACCGTAGATGGTTGCTCCGGAAGGCAAAGGAAGGGAGGTTGTTGCATCCCCATCCCAATTCGATGCCGTGAGCAAAGCGAATACGCTATTCTCGAGGGCAGTAATAGCTCCAAAGTTTCCAGTAACGGCAGTAGTGCCATTCTCGTAAGTGGCCCCGTAGGTTCCACCCTGTTTCGTATCTCTGCATAATTCTTTAATTGAACTCATATTGTTTAACTCCAATCCCAAATCTTTTTAATCCGGCTTTTGGAAAATTTCCGGTTCTTGAGTTTTCCCTTTTCTTCAAACTCTCGATAAAACCTTCGTGCGCCCTCTGACGAAGAACTAGGATCGGGAACGCTACGCGATATATAGGGGGCGGAAGGGACTCGTCTGAGCCCCTTCCGTTTATCCCTATCTGCGACAGAGACCATCTCCTGTACGATTTGCCCATTCTTGTTCTCATAGAGATAAATGGGCATATCAAATCAGGCGTTGCCTGCGTCTGCTTCTTCAGCCATTGAGCGAATATCTCCTTCACTCATCTCCTCTTGTTTTTCATCGGGAGTTAAGTTGGCCTCAAAGATTTCGATGGTTGCGCCCTTATCATCGAGCTTCGAGACTTTGCCTTTGAGAGCGACATAATCACCCTCTTTGGTTCCATCGGGGAGCTTTTCGGTAGGTACGTCCAAGGACATTCCCAAATCTTCTTTCTCCGAAGAATAATCGGAGCCTTTAGATTCGGGCTTGGAGGAGCCGCCCATTACTGAGCGGCCCCCCTTTGCCTCGGGACTAGCTAATATAAGTAGTCCTTTGTCCATTTAACTTAGGCGAAACGAGACTTGGCCTTAATGACCACGGCACGTTTAGCATTCAGCAACTTAGCGGCATAGAAGGATTTCCATCCTGCCACGGTTGTCTGATTCAGAGGATCAGCCTTATCAGCCTGATTGTTCAGGATGATGCGAGGGCTGAAGGGTGAATCCCCAGCGATTTTGACCACACCAAACGCATTCGCGCCGAGTACGACAGTCGAGTAGATGCTACCCGCGCTGTTATACGTTCCGGAGGTTGTGCCCTCGATGAACGGATTCGTGTGTTCTGCAATTCTTACCCCGTAAAAACTCCCAAGAGTTCCAGCAGGTAACGAACCAACTTTGTTTTCCACATTGCGATAGACCGTGTTCAGGAAGTCCGTGTCACGGAACAAATCCCGACTGATCTGAGGCGGAACCAACGCGACATATTGACCATTCAAAGGGTTAGCTTTGTTGGCTTTTAGCGCAGTCACCGCATCCATCAGGTCCTCTGCATCCAAGAAGGCGGAAGCCGCCGCAGTGGAGTTGAGGGTTGCGAAGGACGCAATGCCTTGTCCGAAACGAACCGTTGTGGAATTACCACCAACGTCAGTTCCAGTAACTAGCTGATCTCTCGAGAGGTCATCCGCTTTGAGGGCCGCTTCTTCACCCATTGCACCAACCGCTTCTTTGAGAACGTCAAAGAGGGAAGTCATTGATAATACGTCACTTATCTTCACCGCTTCGCCATATTGGGTCAGCGAGACAGAGACGCTATTCAATCCAACTTCACGGAAGGTACTAATAGGAGTGCCTTCAGTTAGGGTCTGGACATTGGACGAGGCAGGGGTTGTGTCATACTGGAAGAACTTAACGGAATTACTTCCGATGTTCTTGGGCAGATCAACCTGTTGTGCGTAGTCGTTTAGTTTAAGTGTTTCTTTAATACGATCAACCAACTGCTTGCTCAAGTAAGCCTGAAAATAGCTTCCGAGAGAGGCAGGGTTTGCGCGAGTCATTGTTGCCATGATTTTTAATCTCCTACGAGAACACCAGAATCAGAATCCACTGCCATACTGCGGAGGAAAGATTCCTGTTGGCGGGAGTCCATCTCATCGAAGGATTTCCGTTTGGCAGGCTTTTGGCTTCCACTTGCAGATAGCGAGGTCTTTTTCCGAAGTTCCCCGTTTTCTTTTCTTAAAGATTCAATTTCAGTCCTCAACGCTTCCGAAGCCTCTGCCGCTTTTTGCATTTTCGCAATCTGCGTAGCATAGACGAATCCGTTAGCCGTTGAATTGATAAGGTTCCTAAGTTCCGCATCTTCAGTCTTGAGAATAGAGACAACTCTCTTCCCAAGATCCGATGATTCGTCCTTTAGTTCGGGATTCTCAGCGATCATGCGGTTCACACTTGAACCCCATGTTTCGTTGAAATCCTTAACCTTGCGCTCGCCACGTTCCGCATCCACACGGATTTTCTGTTCCAGCTTGTCAGCTTGAACTCTAGCGGCTTTTGCAAGGTCATCCTTACCCTCTTCCTCCCATTCACGGGCAAACTTACGAAGTTCCTCCGGCTTGGCCGGACTTGTCGGATCGGAGGCTTTTTCACTCTCCTCAATCTTCCTTTGGAACTCTGCTTGGATTGCTCGAACTTGGGCCTTTTCAGCTTCCAGCTTTTTCCAGCTTTCAGCCAATCGAGCCTCTTCCTTTACCCGTTTAACGTCCTTAATCTCAGGCTTATCGCTTGAGGGTTCGGAGGCGTTGAGAGACTTTTCAGAATCATTCGATTCTGCTTTTGAATCTTCTTTTGTTTCTTTTGAGTCAGCGGATTCTAACGAATCCTTAGCTTCCTCGTTTGTTTTTGGTTTTTCTGAGGCCTCTTGGTCCTGCTTTGCGATTACAGGCGATTGCGCTTTCGGCTTGTAAGATTCTCCGTCAGCTTGCGCCGCAAGCTCACGAATCATCTCTTCAGTAACCGATTCTGCCTTGAGGGAATCTGTTGGTTCCGCAACCAACTCAACTCCGATGTTGCTCTCCTCGTTTATCATGGTTTGTCAGGTATCCTTCCCGCTAAGTTTAAGGTCGTAGTTTTTCGAGGAGATCAGAAACGACCTCAGATTCCGAGTCCTCGTTAAAATCTTCAATTTCCGAAGAAGCTAGCCATTCTATAAAGACTATTGATTCTCGGAAACCCACTGCTTTGCCGGATTCAAACAATCCGCCGCCTTTGAAAACTGCGCTTATATCCTTACGAGTTGCCGCATTTCGCAGACAGGTGATGAACCGCTTGCCGGAGGCAGATTCAAAGAACAACTTGGTTGCGGTATTGTCCTCCTGCTTCCAGTTGACCGATACCTCACCAAGTTCTCTCCACAGGCGTAAGACAGTTTTTAGTTTGTGCAACATATATTATATAGGCTTATCACACCATTCCGGCCTGAGGAGCCGATTGGGTTGTTGTCGTTCCTTGTGGAACTTGGCCTTGGGCCTGATTCTGCATCTGCCCCTGCATGGCTTGAGCCTGCTTCCGGAGCATTCCGCGAATCTGCCTTTCGGCATTCTTGTCAGTCTTGCCTAGTCCTTGAAGATGCGCTTCTAGGTGTTGACCATACAACTGCTGAGACTGTTGAGACCCCCCACCCTGCTGACTAAGTAGCTGAATCCTGCCAAGTAGAACTTCGATGTGAGCCTTATGATCGTCTTGAGGTTTAACTGCCACAGGATAACCACTCTCCATGATAAGATTCTCTTTGGCCTGCTCCTCTTTCTCATCCTGACCACGCAGATTAGGGTCGGTAAGTAGCTTGTTGACCAATGCAGGATCATCAATCTCAAGGACTGAACGAACCAACGCAGGCTGATCTACATAAGGATTACCCGAAAGGAGTTGCATCCGGCTAAAGGCCTTTTGGTACTGGACTGCCTTATTGATGCCATCAGCAGAACCCGAAGGATGAATTGCGTATTCAACCTCCAAGGCTTCCGGAGGAATAGTTCCAAACGCTTGATTGAAATAGTAAGAAAGGGATTTCTTGCCGAACTGACAAAGAACCGAGTAGGCCTGCCGATAAACATAGCCTAGTGAGATTCGGAAGATCCTAGCCCGAAGGTCAGTTGATTGCCCCATAAGAGCACCAATCTGAGAAACTTCAGTTGCAGTACGAGCATTCTTCATTCCCTGCTGTTGCCCCATACCAAAGTCAGGCATAGAAGTTAGGTATTCAGAAATCATCCGTTGGTTAATCATCTCTTGGTCAAAGCTGATAGGAGGTTGCGGCATTGTCACGGGACTCACCCCCACGGGGAGAATCGTTGCAGGACCAAACTTTAAGTTGTTGGAATTAGGAATGTCCTGTTCGCAACGGAAGAGAGGGCGATTATAAAGCGTCATCGCGTCTGCCTTCTCGTTCATCAGCTTGCACATATAACTCTCAAAAGGAGCCACGATCTCGCAAAGCCCACGACTCGAATAAACTCCCTTGTCCTTAATCTCCATGACAAAGGGAACGAAGGGCATCTGACCATGCTTATAGGGCAATTCAAACGAAGGCCTGATGTCATCCTCAGGGGCTAGGGGGCTGAAGGTGTGGACAAGAATCTTGCCTTCCTCGTCCCTCTCATAAACTTCCCAAACGATAACTTGATCTTCCTCTGCCCCAACCGTGATTCCTTCACGCCGGAACTTCGTATTCTCGAGCGTGGATAGTCTCGTTCCCTCGCCTGTCCTGCCCTTGATTTTGCGGATCAGTTCCTCGTCCTGATTATAGAGCTTGTTGCTTTTATACTGGTTCAGGCTGAGTTGGATGACATGACACAGACGATCACAATTCTTTACGTCTCTAGTATAGTGAGGAACGATTGCGAATACGGGGTCAACGGAATCAAACCGAACCGACTTTGTATCCTCGTCCCAAGAAATCTTCAATAAGTTCAACCCACTCATAAGGGTGTGGTCGATTGCAGTTAGAATCTCACTCTCAAAGTTACTCTCTTGCTTAATACAATAATCAAACCAACGAGAGATACCTTGAGTAATTCCCTCTGTTTGAGGAGTGGAAGGAACAAACGAGGCAATCACCTCATTGGAGAAAACCTGCTGATAGTAGAAAGGCTTGAGCTTACTGATAATTGAATCAGCCAACGGATAATGAAGATCAGCCTGCCACGGAAGTTTCTTTTTCCGGCGAAGTCCAGAATGCCGCATTTCATACCAAATCCTCTGCCGTTCTTCCCATCCAGTACGAGCCTTCAAATCTTCAAGCAATGCTTTATAGAGATCGTTACGTTCCATCATTTTGCGGTTCCTATTTTAATTTGCGTCTCCAAATCAATAATTGTATCGAGCGCATCCTTACACCAGTAGGGAGCCGCATTCCTCGCTTCATTTGCATCGGGTCTTTCCATAAGTCTCTCGGCGTTACGACTTGTCACCACTCTGGGTTGAGTTGTCGCGCATCCCGCGATTGCGAATCCAGAAACTAACAGCATCACGATCTTTGTCAGCTTCTTGTACGATTTTACCCAAGTCGCGAGTTTTTCTATCTGGAACCAACTTATCAATAATGCTGATAAGTCCACCGAGTATGCTGAGGAGGAATCCCATTTCACTAAGTCAATAGACTCCCATTTTGAACTTTTGTTTTGCGGCTGAATTATCCACTAAATTAGGATAGGGTCGGCCTGCGGCTTTAGCCTTTTGCTTGGCGTATGCCTTTGCCTTCGGCGGGAGGGGCCGAGAGGACTTGTTGGGATTTTTCTTTTCCCAGAATTTCTTCATGAAGCGGGAGCGTCTTTAGCCAGAATCAAACCAACTCCGGCAGTGATAGCGGCAATCAAAGTTCCGATATCTGGGATGCTTCCAGTTTTCAGGAATGTCAATGCCGCCGAACCAACTGCCACAACAATGCTCAATACACCAGTAACCGTAGTTTTCATATTTTGCATTTATTTATCCTCCGATGTCGAAGCCAGCACAGGCAGGTTCCCCGTCTGAGTATTCCTGCATCTGACTCCATTGATCACTTCCCGTATCGCCGGAATCAAACACCGCAAGATTATTTTCGCTCCTAACGCAACAAACCCCGCAAACAGCATCCCCCCGATCCGGCGAGCATACCCCCCGCCTCCGCATCTCGTCCTTGGACTCTAAGCCTAGCTTCCCTGAGGAGGCTATCTTAGCCCTACGAGAGCATAACTGAGCATCTAGTATCTCGTCAGTAGGTAGGATGATTTCAGACTTTTCTATTTGCCTAGCCGTCTCCCACCATATCTCGGAGCTTCTATTGACGTAGTTCTCAGAGTAAGCCCTAGCCCCAAAGTTTACCCTCTTAATAGCCCACCCTTGTTCCCTCATCCGGTCGTTCATAGGCTTACCTAGTCCCCCATCATCAGCCCATACGTCATTAGGCTTCAGATTGGCCTTCTTTAGCTCTATGATGGCTTTGCCTACACTCCGCATCGTGTCCGAGTCCTTCCACCCTATAAGGGGGTCTATCGTGTTTCCCCGCCTTATAGCGATCACCGTTTCATCCCCGCCACCTGCCCAATCAATAAAAGCCACCGGATTGCCATCCCTCTTCTTGGGGGCGTTGCCCCTGCAATTAAGAATCTTAGTGAAAGTGAAGGGACTTATCCCGTCATCCTCTCCCATGAACTCAGAGAAGATCATGCTTCTAATAAAAGGGTTGTCCCGCCCATGTTGCTCAATCTGCATATCAATCCACTCTTTCTTGATATGGGGGCAGTCGTAAGCCGATACAGAGTAGTTCTTCCAATACTTGCGCTTTCCCAAGAAGCATTGAGCGAACTCCCCATCCATGCCTCCGGTTGAGGACATAGCTAACCAAGCCGCAGGCTGACATCGTTCAGCCGCCCTCCAAATATCGGTAGGGATGCTTTTAGCCTCATCAAAGATCATCAGGAGCTTGTCGTTATGCCAACCCTCAAACCTATTAGGCTCGTCAGTAGAGAACCCGATAGCCTTAGATCCGTTAGGGGCAGTTAGATCAGTAGCGTTGAGAGTCCATCCTTTGAGCTTATCCCGCCATCCGGCGAGCCTTTGCCAAAGTTGTTCCTTAACCTGACGATAGACTCCTGCGGTTGTGACTACCTGCGACTTTGGATAGACCGTACACCACCAAAGAATTAGGGGAGCCGCCAAACAAGATGTCTTTCCGGAGCCGTTAGCCGCCTTCAAAGCCACTCGATTGCCTAGGCCAACATCGAGAAAGACTTTCGATTGCCAAGGGTGGAGGTCGATGTCGAGTAGTTTGGAGAAACCGATAGGGGTTGCCAACAGTTGTTCCTGCGTGAGATTGGTTGGAAGTTGGGAAGGATCGGTTATGGGCATTTAGAGGGGAATTGAGTTTTTGAAATTTTTGTTGGAAGGGGGATATAATTAGAGTGGGTGGGCAGGGGGGGTGGTGTGGGGGGGCGTATCGGCGGCTGAGGGGTTTGCCTTGGGATATTTCCTAGGCCTCCCGATCTGCTTAGGCTTAACACTTTGCACAAGCTCCGCAGAAATCTCCACAGCAGGGACGGAGCCTTTCCCCTCATCTTGTGGTGTCACTCCTTCAGTATAATTAAGGGGAACAAGAGTAGGAAGGGTGGTGGTGTCGGGTAATTGTTGGGGAGCGTTTTGACCACTCAAGAGGGAACCCCAAGCCCCCATCAGCTTCCCCATCGCGTCATCGCCTAGGGCTAGGATTTGCACACCCGAAGAAGCCCCACTAGGTACATACGCAGGAGCAAACTCCTCCCTTGCCCTCCTCTCAAGTAGCCACTGCGAGGGCTTCTCTGAAATCTTCGCGTGCCTTTCTATATTATCCACTTGGCTCCTAACAAAGAAAGAGTGTGCCTCCTCCATCATGGGGGCGAACTCTGGATGGAGGCCGACCCATTCTTTGCTCGTCCCATATGGAACCCCGCACAAGGGCGAAGCATAACGCAAGGGAAGCCCCCGCTTGATCTGATTACATATCTGCCGAGCCTTCCCAATCGACCACCTAGAAGGCCTTCCCCCTTTGCCTTTGACCTTATGCGGCTCAACATTCACTAAAGCCTTTCGGTAATGCGAAATTAAAACTTGTCAAACCTTCCGCCGGAGTTACGGAACGAAAAAGAGTAGGGAGAACATTAAGCCCGAAATGGTGATTCATCCTCGTAAGAAAGACCGAACAGGGACGAGCGTAGAATCTAAGACGGAGCAAGCCACACGCCCAGCTTGCTTAATAATTGGGAGCAATCCCAGCGACTCCGACCCACCACAGAGGTCTATTAGGTTTAATGAATACCGCACCTAGGAGAACGCCCTTTCCTTATTGGAAGGGCGAACTATGCCCACGCAAACCCTTCCCCCTTTATTCTATCATATATTAAAAACAACTTAATCCCCTCCGCTATTGGCTACACTCGAGCCTTGTCCTTCCACTCTCTCTTCCCCTCATCCGCCGTGGCTCGCTGATCGTGGAAGCGTAAGGCTCGCCGTTGATTGCTTCCGCTTTTTTTTTATTCCTTTTTTTTATTTTAAGTTAGTGTGATAAGCCTCCGCTTGTTCTCTTTATTTAATAACCCCCGAAAATAAATCTGCCTCTTCCCATTAGTTTACCTTATCAAAAAAGCCTTTTTCCCCTCGTAAGCATATATTGATGGTTCCCGCATAGCATAAGCGTAACTAATTACTACTTTGAGAGTATTGACCTTATCGGTTGCTAAGTGTAACAAGCATAAATATGAACAACACAACAACAGCCAAACCAATGACAACCAAACAAACCCCAGCCCTTAACATTATCCGAGATGTCCTCAAGTCCCCCGCCTCCTCCTATTGGCTTACCAATGCCCTGCAATCCGCAGAGCGACGAGATCCGGTGGATGTCCTTAGGGACGCTGAGACCCTAGTTCACATCTTTAAGATGCGATGGGATGAGATTGCGGAAGAATGTCGCGGAATCTAACAAGCTAACCCAACCAAGAAAGAACCCCAACAATGACCAAGACAGAAGCCATAGAAGCCAAAAAAGCCAAGATGAAACAACTCGCGGAACAATTCGCGAAAATGACGGAAGCCGAGAGGGTGGAACTATCTAACCAACTCGGAAGCCTCCGCACCATTGAAGGCCGACCCCTCTCCTTCAAAAACTCCGCCCTGCTCTACTTCCAACGCAAGGGAGTTTCTATCGTGGGAGGATTCCAACAATGGAAGAAGGCTGGTCGCATCGTGAAGAAGGGCGAGAAGGCACTAGGTATATTCTGCCCCGCCTCCACTAAGGCCAAAGAAGGGGAAACCACCGATTCCCCGACCTTCTTCTTCACAGGAAATGTATTCGACATATCCCAAACCGAACCCCTTACCCCCTCCGAAACCCTTACCCGTTCACTTGTCGGGAATATGTAACAAGCAACCAGAACCAAAGAAAGAACCAACGAAATGAACAACCAACAAACCTATCTAACAAGAAAAGATGCAGATTGTGGGGCGGGATTATTCGACTCCATCAAATGGGCTTTAGAGATGTTCGACAAGGAGGACAATAAAACCCTCAACTTTGCCGTGCTACATGGGGCAGAAACCCACCCCAGCAAGATTGAATTCTGGAAGGATGAGCCGGACTACGACACGAAACCCGACCTTATCCTCACAGAAAAAGAAACCAACTAAAGAAAGAACCCCCAACAATGACTACCCAAGACCAAATAACAGCCATCAAAACAATCCTAGATGCAGTAATTGACGCAGTGAAGGCAAGCCCGATGGGAACCCCCGAAGGCTCCCTCTATGCCGTCCTTATGACGCAAGGATGCACCGCCGACCAGTTCCACAACATAATCGGAGCTTTGACCGATGCCGGAAAAATCAGAAAAGAAAAAGGCCTTCTGTTTGCCTAACCCCAACCCCAACCAAGAAAGAACCAAAACCAAATGAACACCACCACAGCAAATCCTTCTCTGAAGGCCTTAATTGAATCCACCAACATTCCCGCCTCCCTTGTTCGTGCCGTAGTTAGGCAGATGGGAGGATGGGAATCATTCAAAGAATCCGCCCCCGATATTTGCCGAGGCGGAATTGATGGAGGCTTTCACGGATTCATCTATTACTCGGAAACCGAGCCCTTCGCCAAGCGGAATAGAAAAGACATCCTCAACCTAGCCACCCAGCAAGCGGAGGATTTTGGGATTGAGTTAATCAAAATGATAGAGGGCTTTGGATGCTTTAGATATAGCAAGCCGACCCGAGCCGAAATCGTGGAGGGCTTGGCCGGAATAAGCAACGAAAGCCAAGTACCCAACGCCCTTGCTTGGTATGCAGGGGAAGAAGTGGCAAGGGCTTACTGCGATGCCTTTGACCCTCAATAGTGTAACAAGCCAACACAAGGATAAACCATATGGACTTAGCCCTCATTCTCTTCCCCATGTTTGCCGTCCTAGGCCTAGCGGCTTGGACGCTGAACAAGTAATGGCTTGCGAAGCAACCAACTGAGCAAAGCGAACCCCCAACAAAAGAAAGAACCAAAACCCATGAGCAGAAAAGCCACAACCAAAATCCTAGAAATGGTGGAGGAAGGCATCCTAGATAAAGATCAGGTGATACTAGCGTGCGTTAATTATATGAGCGAGGACGATGTCGCAGACATGGCACACAGCAACGGATTCATCGAAGAAGCAGAGGACGAGACAGAGGAGGGAGAAGAATGAACCTATCACCAACCCAGCCCCCGCCATCATTCGCCCACCCTATCCCCCCAGACTTCACCCTTGAATCTGGGCAAGAGATCACCCACTACACGGAGCAAACCCCCAAAGGGATAAGGCTCCGCGCCTCTCCGCTTGATTCAATCCGACTACTAACCGCAGAGGAGAAAGCAGACTACACCGCCCAGCTAGTAAACTGGATGAATAGCAACGGATACATCCTAGACAAAATCACAAAGACCAGTGAAGCGGAGGCCTCCCTATGACCCCCGCCTTCTATCTGCAATCCGAAAGCGGAGAACTATTCGGAGAGTTTCCCAGCCGGAAATCCGCCTTCTCTTTCCTCCAAAGGAGCGGACTGGAATGGGAACCCCTTCTTATCGTTTCGGCGGAGAGTGTAAGAAGCATCCATAAGTTGTGGATGCCCTGCCACCTCCCCTTGTCAGCCCTGCAAAGAACTTCCCTGAGCAAAGCGAACCCCTAACCAAAGAAAGAACCTAGAACCAAATGAAGAACCAAAAACCAAAGCACTACATCGGAACCATAGACGAAAGAAATGGGGACATGGAATACAACACCGACTACCTATTCAAAACCAGAGGATGCCCCGACAAATATAACCACAAAGTAGCAAGCGGTTGGCGGTACGATGAGGACGGCGAATACGACAAAGGTGCAGGGGGCTACTGGTCAGGCAATAACCTTATATTAGCAGGAGAGGTTGAAGAAATCCCCGCCTCTCACTTCGCCATCCTCAAGAAGTATCTCTCAGTATTATAACCCAAGAAAGAACCCTAATGAACCACAAAATTAAAGAGATATTCGATAGACTAACTAATCTAGATAAGGTCAAGATTCTCGAGCTAAATCAAACCCGCGCCGAAAGCTATGGCCTATACGGAGAGCATGACTCCGACACCATAGACATACTCGAGGCGATCATTCGACCCAAGGCACTCGCTTATGCTAGGGATGTAATCAAGAAGGATGGCATCCCGAAGGACGGAGAGGGTTGGGTATTCCGCCCAAGTATCCTAACCAAAGCAGACCAGAACATTGAGGTGATGCTATGCAGAACGGAGGATGGGAGATTCAAACCATCCACTTGCTCCCCAGCTTGGGAGGCTAAAGGCAACTCGGTAGATGATGGATGCGGAGTTAAAGACCCAGCCGAGGCCTTAGCTTGGGGACTAACGGAGGCCTTCGCCTACTACCTAGCCGGAGACATCGCCCACCTACGCAACGGGAAGCACTTCCCGCAGAATGAAATCCACGAACCAACACGGAGCAAAGTAAAATGAGCATCCAATCCACCCTTAATTCAATCCGCAAATCAATCGAGGAGGAGAGCGTTAGTTACGATCAGATTATTCAGCTTGAATCCATCGCTCAAACTAACCCCCGCCTACTTGCCAATGATCCCCGCCTAGCTGAATGGGCAGGGATTACAGAAGAGAAATGGAGAAACCTATGAAGGAATACACAATCTACGGAGTCCGCCAGTATAGCACCTATATATTCGCAGAGAGCGAGGAGGATGCCATGCGACAAGCCGAGGCCATACCCATCCATGAATGGGAACCCAACGAAATATCCGGTGAAGAAATCCATCCTAAGGAGGTATGCGAACTATGACCCCAGAAGCCCTTCACCTAATTGACACCATAGTAAGAGTTGCCATTCCGGTTGCCTGCTCCGTACTATTCCTAATGGTATGGAAGGGGGAAAGTAAATGAGTGGACACGATATAGATAAGCTAGTCGGAATCATTACCCCGATAGTCACAGTGATTATTTTAGGAATGGCTTGGTATTGTCAGAGAGATTAAACCCAAACAAAGAAAGAACCTATATGAACAAAAGCAAAACATTACAGAAGATTATTGACCACGACTCCGTCCTTCTCCGGAAACACTTCCCGAAGGATAGGATTTATACCATACACCAAAACGGATCTACCCTCGATAAGTCCGGCAAGGGAGTGATGGTTGTTATTAAAGTCCCACTCGGATCAAAGGTTGGGCGATGGGAAGTTATATCTGATGACGAGGAGGGCTATGGTGTCGGGAAGCTCTGCTTCGATAAGAAGCTAATCACCGACTATGACGGAGCATTCGAGCTACCCCACCTAGTAGAGAAGGTATTGAAAGAGGACGGATATGAGTTTGAGTGGGAGAAATTGGAGAAAAAGAAATGAGCAAGAAGTTTGTATTCTTAGAATACGGAGCCCCAGCAACAGAATCGTGGAAAGCATTTAAGTGTGGGCAGGACTTTCACTGCATCCAAGGGAAAGCCCCTAGGGGAGATTGGCCTAAAACCAAAAAGACCCTATGCAATCGCCCAGCAGTGAACTTCCACACCGACCCATGCTTTTCTATTGAGATTAAAATTGAGAATGGCAAACCCAAGGTGGTAGGCGGAGGCATCCCCTTCGAGGAGATGGATGATCGCGGTGGGGAGGCTGGGTTGATTAAGAATCTATGCCCCAAATGCCTATCTAAGATTAAAAGATTGGAGGCGAAATGAGAGAAACCAAAAGCCTATACAGAGTAACCCACCTAGGCAGAGGCCTCGTTGCCCATATGATTCCGACTAGAGGAGGGATGGCATTATGCGGAAAGCGGCCAGCACTTGCCGTAGGATGGTCAAAGCATGATGACGGAAAGATAACCTGCCCACGATGCCTAAAGAGAGCAAACACGGGAACTTTGCCGGAATATCGGAGGACTAAATGAACAAGGTAAAGTTCCGATGGGGCGAGGAAACCTACACCCTTTGCGTAACCCGCGATGATTGTTGGCTTGAGGACGGGCCCTCCGACTTGTCAGGAAATATGCTCAAAGGAATGGACGAGCTTGCCCTTGAGAATGGAATGCTTCCGTCAGCGGCGGTATGCGTTGAATGTAGGATTGGAGATTATGTTGATATAGTCGAGGACTACCACATAGGAGGGGAAACTATTAAAGACCTTAATCTGCGAAGATGCTATAGGTGCAAACACACTCTCTTACCTTGGCAATCGGCGGAGAGAGTTGATGAGATATTAGTGAAACACCAACCAAAGAAAGAACTTATATGATTACAATTAAAAGACCCATGCAAGCCGGAAACCTTATTAGATCGAGGAGCACAAGGACTATATCCTTCACCTTCTCTACCGATAACGGAGATGGTTATACTAAGTATAATTTTACTGCCGATGCAGTATTAAGCATCCCCAGCCTAGAGATAGAAGATATGGAGATATGGCAAGGAGGAGAGTTGTATCAAAGTTGGTTTGATGGCTACGACCAAATCTTTAGCTATGCCTGCAAGTTTGCGAAGGAGCTTGTTAAGGAAGATATGAGGGGAACCAAATGAATAACACATTCCAAATCACCACCACCTACCGAATCAAACAACTCGAAGATAAGCTAGCCGACACCACAGAAACCTTATCCCTTTTAGGACATAGGGTAACTCGACTAACCCTAGCTATCGAGAAGACGGAGAAACTTATGGCCAACGCAAAGGACATCCAGATCGCCGTTGTTCCTCCACCCGCAATCCAGATCAGTCCATCCATCCTCAACGCTAGCCACCGGAGAGACTTGCGATCAGTCACAGATAGATGGGCAGTATGGAAGAAGATGTACAACGCAGGCATTACACCCTCTGAAATCTCCCGCAAGTTCAACTGCGACCACGGATCAGTTCTATACGCGAAGCGGAAAGGATTCATTCCGGCGTGGAGTTGTAAAGAGAGGGAAGCCCTCGTAGCTTAATACTATGAAGAAGATCATCCTATATGGCTTGCTGATAGGCGGCTTAATTCTCGCAGTATCTAGGCCTAATCAATCCAGCAAGGATCAGACGCAGGCTTGGGCTGACTATAACAAGTCAGTTATTGAGAAGGAGAGAATTGATAAGGCGGAGAGAGCTAAGGTGGATGCTATAATCAAAGATAGAACGGATAGTTATTATGCGGAGTTGAAGGCGAAGTACCCGCCCTACAAGCCAGTATGGGGACCAATGCCAGCATCATTCAAAAGCGAATACTTCCAACCTATGCCGGAGGCTTATTGCAACCATCAAAGCTACGAGGCTCCTCGAACCAACTACCTAGAGCATAGAAATAATTCCGGTCTCTACTATCAGAGAACTCTCGTTGGAGAAAATGCCGGAGAATGGTCAGTACAGTTTATCAACGGACCGAACTAGCTAAGTAGTTTCGCTATACTTTCCATAATCGTGATAACCAAATAGACCACCACCACCGCAAGCCAGAACGCAATCCACACCGCACCAACAGCCAACACAAACCCCACGACACATTTAAGTAGGAGAAGCATTCTTCCTCCTATACGTCTTGGACTTTCGTATAGTTCTATCCTCACGCCTCTCATTGATATACGCCTCCCATTCAGCCCTAGCCTCCTCCGCCTCTTCCTTTGTCTTGTATGGTCCAAACCCTATCGCCGGAGGCCTGCCGCCCATGATGAACCTAGGCCCAACCGGATAACCCGCATCCGTAACTAGATCCAAACCTGAGACGGAGAGCTTCACTTAGAAGGGGCGGAACTCCGCTATTGGAATCTGAGTCAGTTCCTCTTGGTCGTATGAGTCCCTTACGTTGCAGGCCTTCCGGCCTCCCCATCCACTCCCGAACTTCTGCCCATGCCAAAGAAGGAAACCATCTGCGTCACTCCATCGAACTACTAAGAAAAGAGGAGCATGAAATCTATGGGAGAGTTGCGTTAGATTCTTCCACTTGGTTGCCGATATAAAGAACGTGTCATGTTTTTCCTTAGTACAACTCCTCACCCGCATCTCAGCCAACCCCCACTGATTAAGCGGAGTGCGAACATAGTAATCAAAGAGGCAGGCCTTAGGAGATATGTCTAACTGATAACCCATCTTCCCGCCCCAATGGTCTGCTAGCTTGGCGTTAGCCTCACGTTGTTCTGCTGTTTCGTAAAGCGGTCTTGACATAAGTTCCTGTTAAAATATCCAGATTAAATCCACGATCTGTTAGTACATCATATAGAAGGCAGTTCAGCTTTATGTCTGTAATACCGCGCCGGATAGGTACAAGACTAACTTCACCCCTCTCAGCTAACTCCATAGCCTTCTCAACATTCAAAGGACCTAGTTCTGTATCCATTATCTCCACTAATCCCGATAGGTATTACCTCTCAAGGAATATGGGAGTCTTATCTCCTACGAATGCACCCTCAACATTATATACAAAGTATTCGTCTGCATCTTCCCTGTTCCACTTGTTCTGCTTCATGAGTATCTTAATGCACCTAGCTCTGTCATAAACCGCTGAAGGAGCTTTATCGAAAGACCAGCCCACACCGACAAGGGCATCGTCAAACCCGTCCGCCAACATCATTTCATGGTCGCACCAATAGTCATTTATGATCTGCTTTATCTTGTTTATTTTCATATAGATTTAGGAACGAACTCCTTAAAGGTTTGCTTATCTCCATCGAATATCATGTCCACGCTACCTAGGAACCCGTTGCGGTTCTTAGCTACCTTGAGCTTCCGGATGTTCTCGTCTTTCTTTGTTACTAGGAGCGCAACATCCATGTCCTGCTCGAGATCGCCGGACTCGCGAAGATGATGTAGCCCAGCCTCACCATCCCCAACCGCATCCCTACTCAACTGACACACCGCCATAACCGGAATGCCTAGCTCTTTAGCCAATGCTTTCAGTCCATGAGATACAATAGCCACCTCCCGATACCGCTCCCTCTCTCTCGTATCGGGACTAACCTTTCCAAGTAAGTCCACGATCAGCATCTCCATCCCCATTCTCTTCCGCCATCTCCGCGCCCTAGCCCTTAACTCGGAGAGGCGAATCCTAGCCGGATCTTCTATATAGAAAGGCAGTCCCTCTAATTTGTCCCTAGCTGATTGAAGCTGAATCTTATCGAAGTCAGTCATGTTCGAGGCATCCCGCATCTTCCACATGGAAGGCCCCCCAAGATGAGCCAAAGCCCTATGGCCTAGCTCCCTCGCGCTCATCTCTAACTCAACCATTACAATCTTATGGCCTTGAGTCCCCCAATCCTTCTTCTCTGCATCCCACTTGTTGCCTGAGGCGAAGAGAGCCAGTTGGAGAGCGAGAGCGGTCTTTCCTTCACCAGTTCGAGCCGCAAGCCCGATGAGTTGTCCGGCCTGCCAACCCCCGCAGATTTGATCGAGCCTTGGGATTCCGGAGGGGATTCCGGCATAGAGGCAACCTCGATTGATAGCCGCTCGAACACCCTCTAAGGCCTTATCTGCACACTCCGCAATCGTCATTGTCTGCGAAGGGGCATCCGTTTCAACGTCCCGCATCGCAGTCTCTAGCGATGTCGCAATCTCTATCGAGGGCTCCGCTCTCTCGAGCTTCATCCTAGCTTCCTCAATCGCCCTATTGATTGAGCGCAGGCGGGATAGTTCCTTGAGCTTACCTATATGCGAATCGGCCTGACTTCCCGTTGTCGGCATAGCACCGGAAATATCAATAATGAGATTCCTAGTTGTCTCGTTTGTGGATAGGGCAAGCAGAGAGGCACAGTCAACAGTCCTGCCGGAGTTGATCTCTTCAGCCATATAGGTGAAGAGGTTTTGTGCTTCTGTAAGGAAGAAGTCCTTTGCCTGAACCTCATCGAGAATCCGCTCCTTCTCCCCGAAGTCGTGAGCTAAGGCAGATAGGATCGCCCTCTCAACAGGCCCCCAAGTTGCTGATGAAAATACAGTTAATGCGCTCATTTATCATCTCCCCATATCGTCTCAACAACGACTATTAGGATCATGATGAACGCAACGATCTGAATGACCTCACCCCCGTTTATAGCGAACATAATTGCATAGCCTTTCTGACAACTCTTTCCGGTTCTATCCCAGCCAAGACATTGCACATCTCACTTCTGTTACATGGACCACCCTTGGGCCACTTCAGCCCACCAATTCCATGATGGTTACAAGGAGAACAATCTCCTCCCGCCTGAATAAAGAAGTTCTTAGGATTCCCTAGAGTTGCCCTCTTGGAGTAGTGGAACGATCCAAAGAGTCCTAGTGTGGCTACGTTAAGAGCGCATCCAAAGTGGATGAACGCTGAGTCAGGGGCTATGACTAGATCGCAGGATTCAAGCAAAGCCACAGACTCTTCCAGTTCCCACCTCTCCATTGATCCATTGAGAACTAGATCAGATTTGCCAATAACGCTTGTCTCTTCCGGTCCATCAAACAACACAACCTCAACTCCTTTTTCTATCAGACCAGCTACAACCCCTGCCATATAGGGATAGCTCCTAACCTTAGATGAGGCCTTCATCTGAACACCGATCCTTGCTTTCGCCCTCTTAGGATAACGAATCAGCATATCACCAACTAAAGCCTTATCGTTCTGATACTTCAGCTTGAGCTCAAGATCGTAGAATCCGGCCTTAGCTCCAAAGACATGAACCGCGTGAAGATCGTGATCCTCCTCAACTGAGTTGGTTAGGTTGAGTACCGCATCCCTGCTCAATAGTTCAGTAAGAGTTGCGGGATATTGTAAGTGAGTAGCTAAAGGATGAACTCCTAGTTCACATCTGTTGGAACAACAAACCTCTAGCTTGACCTCCGGCCACTCAGCCTGAATCGCTTCTATAAGCGGAGTGATAAGAAGAATATCCCCGATGCCTCCCGCTCGTAGGATAGTCAGAGTCTTTCCGTTATAATCGGAATTTCGGTTGTATGCAGGAAGTTCGCAACCCTCAACAGAGGCAAGTCCATCCAGACGCATAAGCAAAGCCCCAGCCGCCCTAGGCTCCACCACATAGCCAACCCCCGCCTTTAGAGTTGTAGTCTTGTCGTAGGCTAAATCAATCTCAGGAGTTAGTATTCTCATTCCTCTTCCTCCTCATCCTTCTCCTTGTCATCTTCCCTATCTCGCCTGCACATAACCTCGTCCAGCATATAGGTACGTTTCCTGTCCTCTTCTTCCTCAATCAGCCAATCTGGTTTCTTTGGTTCATTCATAAATCGTCTAATTCCCTTGGTAATTGTCCCTTACTAACCCGAGCCCTGATCGTCATTGCGGCGATTAGATTCCAGCAAGCCGCTACTAGATGGTTCTCGTCATTCTTCTTTGCCATATAGGAGAATGCGTGACGCAACGCAGAGTCCATGATTCGGGAGATTGGTTGACCCAACTCCCAATTCCTATCTCCGTACTTCCTTGCCCCATCCTCAAAGTGAACTGCAAGTTCTTGAATGGCTTCCGGAGGAATAAGGTCGTATCTACCCTTTCCAACTCGAGCATCCCTTACTGATCCAGTTTTGAACTTGTCCATCATTTCTTGATCCTTTCTTTTTCTCGTTGCTCTTTATGCTTTTTATTCGTCTTGATAGCCTCAGCTAAAATCCTTTCAGCCGAGTCAACTTGAGTGCGGATTTCTTTAACAAAGCGATTGATTGGATGGTCAGCGTGAGCAGACAACTTCTTCAGATTGACTGAGGCGGAAGTTATAATGTCTAAGACCCAATCGAGCCGTCTTTCGATTTGCTTCATTTATCCATCACCACCTTCTCCAAGTCCTTGCTCTTAGCCCACGCGAGCAGTTGCCTCTTAATACTTGTTTTCATCAAAGGGCTGAACCGGACATTCTTAATCGTGTTCTCCGTCTTAACTTTCTTTTTATTCATAAACTCACCTATTCCTCTCGTTAGTATTTCTATTAGTGTTGGTCGATACATTGACCCTCGACAGAAGTACGAAGGCCGATGCTCGTCATGCATTGTGATTCCCCTAAATATCATTTCTTGGTTTTCCTTTTGGTTCGACTTTGCCAAAAGAAGTCGTTGTAGCTTTTAGATACAAGACCCCTCTTAACTAAGAAGGCCTCGAGTTTCTTCTTGTCCTCCCTAGCCATATCTCTTGTGTATTTTGAATCGTCAGGGAATCCACTCATGCCAATTTCAGGAGCCCCCTCGAATCCATCCGGCCAATCTTTCGATGTATTCATGATTGATTAAAGGTCCTGCAAGTCGGATGACCTTGATTCCCATGAGCAAAGCCTCGTTATACTTTTCGCAGTCCTTCCAGTAACCGACTCCCGAGGTATGTCTCGCATTCCGTCCAAGCCAGATGCCCCCTTCAATTTCAATATGAATTGGGCCAAGTCGCTTAGACTCATACCGGAAGTCAGCCCTCCACTTTCGTTTAGGATGGAATCTATACTCCTCTTGCAACTGCGGCCCCGAGGCCGCTCTCCATAGCAGAAGAAACTTGTCTCGGGGTCGCATTGCTTCACCTCAATCTCCGATTAAAAGTCAAAGTCGGCTTCAGGCTCGTTAGCCTTAACCGGAGCTTTTGGCTTTTGGTCAACTGAAAGGGAAATGAATGTCCCCTTCTGACCCACCTTCTTCCACCCTGCGATGCGGATTTGATTTCCGCCGATTAGGATGTTCCCCTTAAAATCAGGGGCTTTTTCGTTCTTCTTATCTCTTTCGGGAAACAGAACTCCCGATCCTTCTCTTGGTTCATATGCCATTGTTATTTAACTACTTCAGCTTGCAAAGGCTTGTTACACTCTTGCCACGCTGAAATATCCTTTATGCGTTTTGCCAACCGAAGAAGTGCAACATACACTTCCCATTGCCTTTTCCATGAGGTCAGTTGGCGGGTTTGATGGACTCCTTTTGTTTTGTCCATACGCACAAGGAGGAGGTTGCGTATGGGAAGTCGGCGGAAGTTCTCCTCGAACAGAGTTGCGTAAGCCGCAACCTGAAAATCATAGGACTCGTAAAGACCATTGCTCGTTTTGAAGTCAACGAGAGTCAGATCCTCATTCTCATCGAGCCCTATCAGATCAATCGTGCCTCCAAAACGATAGCACTCGGATACCAACTGCATCTCTACCGCTACTGGACGGAGGCCTGATTGCTCGAACCATGTCCGGTAAGCCCCGAATGCTACTTGTGCGCTCTTAACCTCGTCCCCATCACAATCTGATAGGTCAGGCTCCCAACCTAGGAGATCGCATTGACATAGGAAGTGGGCAATCGTCCCAATCCTCCCTGCGGTTTTAAGCTCCTTGTCCGGACTCTTACCTTCCCTACCTAGCTTCGCGCCCCAATGAACTAGGGCAGGCTTAGGGACGTACACTAAAGCCCTCGTAGTCCCATCCACCTCAGTACCGTCTTTGAGATGATACTTCTGATGGGGTTCGGTTAGATCGAGCTTAACAACCTTATGTTCCTTTTGTGGCAAGGTTATCCCGTACTCAGCAAACCTCTTTTGGAGATGAGCCGATACCTCATTACCCTTATTCTTCTTTATTCTTTTTGGCATATATCCTTATTAGATATTCTCGATGCGTTTTTTCTTCCAAGCACTAACCGCTTTTTGAAGTTTGTCGGCTTTGGAGGCCAACTCCTTAATCAGCTTCTCGGGTAGCCTTATCCAATCCCCCTGTACATCAGCAGAATCAAACTGCCTTCCTTGATCCGCCAAAAACTCTACTAGATCTGAGGAAGATATGTCCCTGTTGGCAACTAGGAATGCCTCCATTTTCTGAATGCAATCAAACGAAGAAAGGCTATGAATAGGAATCTCCATTTTAACGATCTTGTCACTCTGCTTTACCTCCTTCTCTCCGGTTACGACCACCAATTCATCATCCTGCTTAATGGCTCCGCACTTAACCATCTCATCCAGACTTGCACCTCCGCCGATGCCCATAGCGGCCAATGCTCGTCCAATAGCCGAAGTTTCCGCATTCTCGAGGGCGGCACTTGAATTGATATTACCTTCCCACTTGGCCTGAGAATGCCCCACAAAGTAACGCTCCGGCCTATCCGTATCAGGAGTGACTTTCGCCTTCATGATTACTCTCTCAGTCGGATCTCCTATGATTTCGGTGGATATAGAACATAGAGGATAGGATTGCATGAGCACCGCAATCCGGCCTTCCACAAGGTTATAGGTTTTCCCGCCCCGAATGTTGACCGACTTTAGGTTAATAGTTGGGTTCATTTTTAGTTGTGCTTTCTTGGTTATGGTTTGTTTCTGGTTTAACTGACAAATCTATCACCCGCCCTAGGACATCCAGCGTCACACGCTTCTTTACCGGACGCTTGCCGTTGACGAGACAAGCCTCGACCCAACTTCTATGGGTTAAGCGATTGTTGCCCTTGCAACGCCGGACATTATTCCTCCAAAGCCAGACCTTTGCGGAAGATGGTTTGATTCCAAGAAAGAGAGCGACATCTTTTACGTTCCACCACTCCTGTTTAAGCTCCGACACTTTTTGAACTACGCTCCCCATAGAAGTTGACTAGGCACTTAGAACTTTTACCACAAGCTATATGTAACAAGCCTTTACAAGTATAAGTAAGCATACGGATGACTATAAGATATTCTTATATCGTGCCCCTAGGGATTGCACAGCTACTCGCCTGCCATGTAGTCTTGTTATATGAACCAACCCATAAAACATAGAGCACCACAGAAAAGAGAGGGAGGTCTTAGCGACACAATAGGATTCAGAGCTCCGAAAGAAACTCGGGAAAAACTCGATAAACTTTCTAAGCTCATGAAGTATTCCTGTAACCTTGTCGTTATTGAAGCCGTCAACGGCATCTACGACATGATCTTTACGGGGCCTACGCACACCCCCGCAATCGTCCTTCGTGGGCGAGCACTAAAAGACATCGTTTAATATGGCATCTCTCTTACGGAGGGGTGGCTATTGGCATCTTGGATGGATGCAAGATGGCAAGTGGAAGCAGGTAAGCACAAAATTTCGTGCTGAAGGAAAAGCCCCGCCAATCGAAGTCCATGAACTCCGGCTCCGCAAGGAGAAGGAAGTAGCCTGCATTGCCGTTGGCTTGGAGTATGTAAAGCCAATTACCATTAAAGAGGCGATTGCGGAATGGACGGAGATTGATCGCAAGACGGCTAGGCATGGGACGTTTGCCAATCACCAATCCACCGTCCCTAAGCGACTAGCAAGATTCAACGATAAGCTAGTTGCCCATTTCAACGAGGCAGACGCTCAAGAAGTAGTGGCATCCCTCAATGCGGAGCCAACATCCTACTCCACCAAGAGATCAATGTTCGCCTCATTCTCTAGCTTCTGGAAATTCATTATGGCAAAGGGATATTCTAAACAGCAGTTCTTCTCCTTCTCGATGATGAAGAAAATTAGCGGAGATCGTAACCCCCGAATTGAGCGCAGGGGATTGTCCTACGAAGAAGAAGATAAAATCTTTGCCCACCTATCCGGATGGGGTCTTACCTGCTCCAAGATTGCGATCTGGACGGGGGCTAGAATATCAGAAGCCGTTAAAGTACGGAGGGAGGATGTTGACTTCCTGCAAGGGGAGATCCGATTTAGAGAGAAGAAGGCGGGTGATAGGCCTATTGTTAAGTCAATGCACCCATGTCTAATCGACTTCCTCAGGAACCTCTCCGTTGATGACTATCCTCCTGAAAATTCTAGCGAGTGCGCCCTACGAGATCGCTTCAAGAAGGCAGTAGCTAAGTCCGGAGTGCCTAACGCTACTTTCCATTGGTTACGACATACACTTGCCTCGAGATTGTTTGATGAAGGTATCGGGGAACGTGATGCCGCCGCAATCTTGGGCCATACGCAAGCAGTCCATAGAGTGTACGCTCATGCCTCAAGGGAGAGGCTAAAATCAAAGCTAGCAAAAGTAAGGAATGTCGAGTTTTTGTCGGGTTCCTAACGAAAAATGACCAACCTTATGCAACCATTGGCTACACTAGGCTACACTTTGAAGCCTATTTTCTCTATAAATTATGTAGGCAAACGTGTAACAGAGACGTTATAATCCTTGCGCTCAATTACGCTCAATGTAGGAAAGTCACTCCGCTACAACAACTTGCATTTAGCCCGTAGGGTTTGTGTCGGGTGATCGCTAGCTTGCGAACAATTCACCCTCTTGTTTACGCCGAAGCTGAACTCCTTTGAGTGGTGAACGAAGTGCCATCTGCTTTATAAGTCCCGCAACTGGACGAGTATTCCCACGTTCAAGATTATCAAAAACTTCCTTCATCTCAGATCGAGTCGAGCCTACCAAAGAAGTGCCTCGGTTAAAGGTTAGGCTTACGAGTGCCGTCTTTTGCCTGTCATTGAGAGCATCAAAGTTGGGCCAAAGTTTATAGGCCTTCATCAGCCAAGTAGGGAGGGTGACTTTGGTGAATTGAGCTAGGGCAACATCATAGGAGATTGTCACGCCTACAACGTCCCGATGTTTCCCAGCCGCTTCCCTGCCATGCAGTCCGGAGACCGAGGCTAGTTTGTCTATGTCCTCCTCAGAGATGTACCCCTTCCAATCAGACTTAATCTGATCCGAACTGTAAAATCCAAGATCGTAGCCAACGCCAACTGTAAGGCCGGAAGCATCATTCACGGGATTTAAGGGAGTAGTCAAATATCGGTTGTAGTACCTAGGCCCACCAGTTTCCCATTCAACGATCTTCTGGATCAGGTCACGGGGGGGAAGCCAACCTCGGTAGGTTGTGATCGCAAGGCTCACCGCCTCAGGCTTTGGAGTCTCCTTTGGCTTTGCCTCATCCTCCGCCCTTTTCTGTTCTACGATTTGCTTAAACCAACCCATGCCTTTAGCCAATCCTTCACTTACTGATCTCATTTAGTTTAGTCCTCCGTTGTTTAGTCCTGTTGCCCACACCACCAATGAATATCGAGTCCCCCACCACACGGGGCAGGCTTTATGAAGAAGGTAACAAGGGAACAATGTTGCCGATCCTTGAGCCCTAGCCTTTTTCTTCTCTTGCCACTTATGCGCTTTGATCTTGAGCGATCCCCCTAGGTAGGAATTGGGCTTACATAAATTGATAACCATCGCAACTTTCCGGACATCTCCGGCGGCTCCGTTGTCGAAGTGCCAATTATAGAACTGGAACTTCTTATAGATGGTGAACTGAAAGGAGTGGGAAGGAGCCAAGGAGAACCCATAGACCTTGCCTCCAATTACGCTTAGGACTTTATCTAAGCGGTCAAAGACCCACTCAGTAGAACCCGTCCTAGCAACCCACGAAATTGCACAATTCCTGCTCCACACCCTCTTATCGCTCCCGCCCTTCATACCAAGGCCCTTCGTAACAACCCCAGCCAACCCAACCTCTATGATCTTTGAGCATTCCTCGGGGCTAAATACCTCCGGAATCGTGATAGCATCGCATACAGTTGTCTCCGGCTTCTGCTCCTCCACCTGATAACCCGTCACAAGAGTCCCAGACCCCACCGAATGAGCTATGTTCATAGGTCGCTCACAATCCGCCAACTTGAGCCCGTCTTGGCAAAGCACTTCTTATTCTTTGCTTGGCATTCTCTTGGCTTAAACATCCAGAAAAGATCATCCTCCATACCCCAACAAATAATGTAATCGCAGGACTCCTTTGTGTAGCAGTCCTTGGTTGATGAGCCCCTTGAAGTCATAAATCCGTATCGGCTTCTTTCAGAATCCCTCTTCTCGGAACACTTGACCTGAATACGATAAAACTTCCCATCCTTCTCCGCCACCAAATCGTACCCTCCAATATCCTCCAACGGAGTTAAGACTGAATATCCGTTTCTGAGTAAGGCCGTAGCGACACGGGCTACCCCCACCGCACCTATCTGTCGATTGCTTAGCTTCAAGTTTGGGTTCTTGCACTAGCCTTGTATATGCTAGTTACACTTTACCGTCAATAAGAGTGTTGTATCTTTTTAAGGCCCTCATCATCAATACTTTCTGAGTTTCATTGTTCTTATCAATCCTCTTCTGGATTGCGGGATTATCACCTTTTTCGAGAACTGATTTCAGGCGAGTCCTCTCTGTCCGAAGTTCTTTTAGGGATTGTTCTGTGTGCTTAACCATTTCAACCATCTTCAATTCGGAGGATGCGGAAGAACGAATCTCGGAAAGTCTCTTAGTGTCTTTTGTTGTCTGAGCCAACTTAAACTCATCTGAAACTGTAAGAATCTCTTTCCGCAAATCCTGATAGCGAATCGTGTCCACATAGGAAGGTACTGCACCATAAACTTTGCGAGTCATCGGAATCTCTCCAACAACGTCAGCCCAATTCATCTCTCCTTGGCTAGCTTTTAATGCAGTACGAGGAAGGGTTGCTAGCCTTTCCACGAACTTACCAGCCGATCCGGTGAAGAAGTCATAAACCTGTCCAAGAGTTTCGGGGCTAATATCAATAGCACCTGCCCTCACCTCATTGCCCCCCGTTAGCTCATTGATCTTTTGAGATACTGACTTCGCAATCCCACCTACGTTACTCCAATACCTCTGCGAGTTTGGAGGAGGAGTCGCATCGAATGGGCTTGGGGTAGGCATGATAGGCCTGCCGGAGTAGTCCATGTTCAATGCGTAGTCTGTGATTGGGGTTATGATTGTTGGGGAAATTGTTTGAAGCAAGGACTTGGAAGCTCCCAATGGGTTGAAGTTATCGAGCATAGCTCCGGCTAGCTTTGCTAAAGCCTGAGACTTCGAGGCTCCTCCGCCGAATGCCTCTTTAGGGCTAACTTCACTCAATAGCTGACCAGTATAATCCGCCACCGAATACCCGTAGGGCATAGGAATCTTGAAATACTGCCCCTTCGAGTCGGGTTTCATTATAATAAAGTTCGTCTCTTTTACATACTGAGGAATCTTATCGTAGTAGGCCTCCCCTGACTCATCATCCCCACCAACGATCCTATTGACCATTGACCTAAAGTATCCTGCAACCATAACCCCCGTAAGGATCTTCCTGACTTTGGGGCTAGACGCTACTGCTTGAAAGATACGAGCCGTTCCTTGGATGTTTGCGTTGGCAAATAGGTAAATTGAGTTGAGCAGTGGTCCGGCAGTACCCTTCCTAGTGAAATTGACTGTGATATTCCTAGCCGCATAAGCCGCCTTCTGTACTGAAAATCCATTTTCTCTGAGTGTGGAGTAAGTTGCAAGTCTTGTGGCATTCTCAACTGCGGAGTTCAGTCTAGCCAACTTGTCCAGAGCAACCTTGAATACCTTTGTTGCGCTTCTGTAACTACCATCACCCAAAGCATTCTGAATATCCTTCTGAGTCGCGGCAACGTCCTTGAGCCCAAAGAAAGTCATCCTCCCTCCGGCCTCCTTAAACTCCTTGTAATAAACATCCATCTTTCCGTTCATATCAGGCTTACCCATTTCAGCGCGATAGGTTGCCCTCATCGCATCCGGAACGCTTTTGATAAGCCCAGTGGCAAGTCCCTTTGAGCTTTCACCGCTAATGTTGATTAAAGCCGTTTGTAAATCTCTAGCAAAGTTAGCTATGACAAACTCCGGTGAGGCCTGCGTATTCACATAGGCGAACCACCTATTCATCGTAGAAAGAAATTGAATGATAGGACCAGTTGTAACGCTAGCCCTGTTCTTCATGACATCAGCCAGTTTAGGGTCGTTGATTCTAAGGTACTTCGTTTCCCCGTTTTCCTTATAGGCAATAGTATCCTTGTCGTTTGCATTACCAATCTCACCCTTTTCAAGAACCTGTATAATTCCGTTGTCCCTGTTCTTGATCGCGAATTGAGCGGCAGTTTGCATTACCCTGTTCTTCTCTGACCTGATAATGGAATCCCTGTGAAGCTGAATTGAATAAGCCAACGGGTCAGGGGCTATCGTGCTTCTACCTTCCGCTATCTTAATGTCGTTACCCCTCACATCATAACCCGCTCCCGTACCTATGGTTCCTTCCGTCTCAACATCCGTACCACCCGCCTTACCAACAAGCGGAACGTAGTCGGTAAACCGATTAGATAATAGATCGTAAGTGTCCCCCGAGATAAGACCACCCTCCCAAAGATTGCGGAGGGTTTGTTTGTTGATTGCTATTAGCTTTTGACGGATAGGCTCCATCTTCCTTTGATCGGCCTTGGGGATTGTTGGATTGTTCCCGTCAATAAGAGTCGATATTTCAGCATTGGTTAAACCACTGCCACCATCCGGCTTATTGACATCCCTCTGAGCAATGACTGTATTCCTCTCCCTGCCGTGTTTGGCTTGGGCATATAGCTCAAAATCCTTGCGATCTACCCCACTATTACGCAAATCTTCTAGTAGGGGAGCAACCTTTGTGTCCTCAAAGTCACCAATCCTCTCTCCTACTCTTCCATGATAAAGTTCTTCCCTTTGCTTGATGTTCTCATTTTCAGCGATAGGGCTTCCGTTTTTTGCGCTTACTTTGTTTTGAAGATTTTCTACATCTACAAACTTGTCTTGAAATGTCCTGCGAAAATCAGTCAGCCTTTGAGAGAGAACATTCTTAACACCTTGTAGCCTCTGCCCCAAGGTTGGACGTTCACCAGTACCCTCGACTCCCTTATCTGTCCCCTTGAAAATCGCTATCTTTTTCTCGAGGGGAATCGCAGGGTCAGTTGCGGATAACCTTGCGTTCCTAACCTTAACCCCCCGCAGGAAGTCCCCATTCACGTTCTCTGCGCTATCGGCAAATATGATTGAATCCTCTTTAATCGTTCTAGTTCCAAACCCTTGAGGACCATCTAAGGTTCTTGAGTAGGTTTCGGGGTCAATCTCGGATACCTTGAAAATGTCCTTACCGCTAGCGATAGTGTCACCGATCTGCAAATCAGAGGTCTTGTATGATGTCTGACCTTCCTTTGGTTTTAATATCGAGGAGCTAAAGGCTTGCCTTTGCGAGTCGTTGGCCTTGATTTCCTTATCCGTCTCCAATGACCTCTTCCTAGACTTAATCGCACTTTCAATAGCTCCCCACAAACTGCCACTCGTTCCATCCCCAATTCCTAGCTGATCGTAAGCAGATTGAGCGATCTCATCCACCGGAGTTGTCCCGCTGAGTAGCTTTTTATAAGGACCGTTTAGGGCAGGCATCCCATCGTATTCTGCGGGAGGCTTTGCATCCACTAGCCTTTTGACTGAAGGACCACCCTTCTTCCCGTACAATTCAATGTTCTTGTCGCGGATTGCTTTGCCCTTAGAAAGCATCCCGCCCTGCTCTTGAATGAAGTCAACAATGTCGTAACCATTTTCGCTAGGCTGAATCATCTCTTCGTCAAAGGCCTTGGTTGGCCTTTCCTCCGACTTCAGCAATCTATCCTTTAACGCCCTAACTTCCGCCAACCTCTCTTCATAATAAGCAGGATTGCTTGGCTCGTCCTGATTAAACTTTCGAGTCTCTTCATCCATCTTCATTTGCAACTCACCCTCGGTTTGATCCAAACGAGTCAGCCTGCCCTTCTTGAATGGAGACATGACAAGGCTCGATCTATCTAAAGTAGTTGGTTGCTCTTGCGTGGGCTGGGTGGGGCTAGTTTCTATATTTGATTGTGGCGGAACTTCCGGCGGAACTACATCTGCCTTGGGCTCGCCAACATTCCCCCTAGTCTGGATAGCTTCCGCAAGCCTTTCGGAAGGAGCGGTTGCCATCTTCCCTAGTTTTGTGGGCTCAGTATTAAGGGCTCCAACTACAAGGCTCGCGCCGAGCCTAAGAGGGTTAAAGTCTCCCTGCTGAAATTGATTGAAGGCCTCCATGCCTCCTTGGGTTCCCGTGTTGAATGCAACATTGAGAAGGTTTGAGGCTTGCTCCCTAACCGCAGGATTCTCCATAGCGTCTTTAGTAATCTCACCGGAAATGATCTGCTTCGCAAAGGTTCCTGCTTTGGCAAGGTTGCTTGGGCTAGGCCTAAAGAAAGCTACGGAAGGAGCCACTTGCCCAACGAAAGAGGCTACGGGTTGTTGTTTTGCATCTTTCCTAAATTGATCGTCAATCGCGCTTTTTGTTTCAGGGGAGAGCATCTTGTCCATGCCGTACTCCTGCAAAGCCTCCGCCCCCATTGAGGCGAGAACACCACCCGCAAGGCCTCCGATTGCCGCACCGACAGGAGCGGCAGGACCAGTCATAACGGCTCCGATTGCGGCTCCGGTTAATGCTCCGCCAACAATACCAGCACCCGTAGGGATTGCGGAACGTGCCGCTCCTCGCCCTAGGGCTCCTGCAAAAGAAGAATTATTGGATGGAGCCTCCGCATATTCAGTCATGGGCCGAATCTGACCACCTACCTCATCTGAACCTACAATATCGTCAAAGATGCCTACTGCTTTTTGTGGGGCAACGGGAGTTGCTTCCTGCGGAGTCTTAGCCTGAGGCTGTTCTTCAGCCCCTACAATATCATCAAATAAACCTTGAGGCTTCGGAGTCTCGTCCGGCCTCTTGTTCTCCCCTAAAATGTCATCAAATAAACCCACACGTTAAGGAAGGTTGACACCCATTTGAGCCGCACGATCCTTAATCTTCTGCCGTTGATCCGGCGTTTGCGCCCGAGACATTGCGTTCAAGGCTTGTTGCCTCACTGCTTCAGTATCTTGTTGAGGCTTGGCTTGCATTACTTGTGATTGATCCTGAGCAGGGGCTTGAACCGGAACATTCCCTACATCCCGCATGAGCATTCCCTGAGATTGTTGGCTAGCATACGGTTTCGCGTACTCCGGAGTTGAGTCCCCTAGAGGTGCGGAGGAATCAATCATTGCTCCTGCCATCGAATAAGGATTGTAGCTAGAAGGCTGAGTGGTTTGAGCCTGAGCCGTTCCACCAACATAACCACCGTATCCCACCTGAGCCTGCGGAACCTTCATAGTCACTGTCTCAAACTCGCCTGTATCCGTTCCGGCCTCGTCAAGTATCTTGCGCTTCTTAGTTACTGTTGCCATTCCTGAATCAGAAGTTTCTCTGCCATTCAAGAAGTCAGCTAAGTCCAAAGCCTTCGCCTTAGCGTATTGCCCGTCAATCGACTTATAAGTAAGTTCCGCGCCCTTAACCTTCCTTATGTTGTTCAAGTCCTGAAGTCTTTTCGCCAATACCTGACCCTCAATCATAAGTTTACTAGCCTCTTCAGGATTCTTTAAGGCTGATTGCTGGAACCTTTGTTCCATCATCGTTTTCTGGAAGCTAGTCTCGCCAATCGCTTTATCTATTCCGCCAAGTTCGGAGATCCCCGCATACACCTCATCTTTCCTGCGGTTAGTTTCATTGTATTGTTGCATCTCCTTTTCATAAATTCTCTGCTTCAGTTCCATTTGCGAATTGAACTGTTTCTCAGCAAGATCGTCCTGACTTGATTGCCGAACAATACCATAAACATCACTAAATAATCCCATATATAATTCTCCTTTAGAACAAGACCCCACCGATTCCGGTGATCCAAGACAGAGGGCTATTCTTCTGTGCGGTTGCGTATGTACTGGATTGGTAGGCGAGTTGTGCGTTGTATTGACTCGTCTGATCCCCGTACACACCAAGGGCGAAGTCCTGACCATTCTTTCCAGCGTTAGGATTGATGTTCACGCCTTGAGGAATGGGAGTCTGGATTGTCGGAGCCGCGCCTTGACCCAATCCTCCAAGTTGTCCGCCCTGTGTCACAATGGGCTGAAGTCCTGCATAGCTCTGAAGGTTGGCAATTCCTTGTTGCGATGCGGCATTCCTCTGTTGAACTGCCGCTAGCTGATTTCCGTAGGCCTGTTGAGATAACTGATTGTTCGCAGTATTCGAACTGAGATCGTTCTGATACATCGACTGTTGGGCTTGATTCCTTTGCCCAAGGCCTGCCTGCTGATTTTGAAACTCCTGTTGGGAAAGAGCATTATTGACTGAGTTTGCAGTTGAATAGTTCATGTAGCCCTGTTGGGCTAGCTGATTGGATTCCTGCCGGATTGCATTCGCAATGTCGTAACTGCTCTGTCCGGATTGCAGATACCCGACAACATCAGAACGAGCCTGCCGAGCCATGTCCGTCTCTGCTCCGGAACGGGTTAGAATCTCCTGTGCGGTAGGGGCATTCCCGTAGATGTTGCCTCTAGCAGTTTGAGCCCCGCGAACTGAGTTATTGAGCCTTCTCGCCTGCTCGTCAGTTAGCTTGCCATTATTAAAAAGATTTTCGCCAAGTTGACGTTCAACCTCACCCCTGCCTGCGGCGGCGGCTCCGCCTCCTGCGTTTTCGTCTCCTGCTTGGAACTGAGGACCATAGGACTGACGGGATAGGGAGGGACCATCGCCTGCCATCTCGAGGGTTGGTCCGGATTCATTTTTCTTGAATGCTGGACCATCGCCAACTCCCTCAAAGG